GGCTTCACGTGTTAACGTTTCACCAACGCCGAAACCACTGGCGTTATTTATAAAGCGCTTGGGCTATTTCAAGGCCCGACGGCCACACGGATGTGGATCCCGTCTTCAGAACGCTGGTAAACCGCTTAACTTTCTCCGATTTCTCGGGAAGAAGGTCGCGTCCGCCAGGTAGCGCTCGCCCGGAGCAAGCAAACATGACTAGACCATCGGGATTGCTCCCGTCGGTTATGTATGTTTTAACCGCAACTTTACAGCGGTACTTGTACTTAAACACGGCAGATGTTTCACCGTATTCCAAGTCAAGTTGAACCGCTTTCCTAGTTGCCGCTTGCTGCAACGTGCACATCAATCCTTCGCCAACGGCCGTGCCAAACGGCTGATAGCAAGGTTTTTCAATCCAACTTCGCAACAGCCGCAGCGTCCTAAACATAGGGATACTGTGCTGTATAGACCAAAGCCTAAGCCTGTTAAAGGCCGAGACAAAATCTTCCTGCGAAACGAGATGCTTGATGTACACAGGCTTCACCGCAACACCCTGATACCAGTCACCGCCGCAAGACTCACGGAAGTCACAGGCACCAAAGAAACTTTTGTCGGTGTTTATGATAAAGCCATGACGCTCGAGTTGCTCGACTACTAGCGCGCGAGCGCGTTCATCGACGATTATATCGTCCCCAAAGACGGAGACAACGGAATCAATATCGAGTAATCGATATGCAGTTCGAACGAAAGTCGCAAAGATCAGCGTCTGTAAGGGAAACGTGAAAGCGTTCCCCATCCCTGAAACCATATGCAGCTTCACCCACTCCCCATTAGGGAGCTTGGCTTCACTGCATCGAGCATCGAGGAGACATCTCACAAAGTCGGCCGGGAAGGCCCACTTCGCAAATGCGACACTGATACAATCACTTGCACTTCGGAGGTCAAGGGTAGCCATTTTATGGCTTATCGATGATTCCTTAGACAGACGGTTATTTATAGCCGGCTGATAGCTCAAGTTGATCTTGTAGATCTGGCTGAGCTTCGACTCCAGATATGCGCCAATCGCCTTTTGGGCGAGCATATTTAGAATGGGTTCTGTGCAAATGACGCGGGCTGTTCTGAAATCCTTCGGTACGAAGGACACACTACTACCGCGCACAACTTCGAATGGCCCGTAGTCCCGGCGCCGCTGCTTTTCGGCAGCAAGCCTGGTAGGGTTCATCTGGAGCGATGCGACATACCGCATGTACAGCCCACTGGAAGTACCCGTTAGGGTACAGCCGAAGAGCTTTGTGTACAGGTCGTTTGATTTAGCACCAACACTAGCACCCGGACCGAGGTCGCAGGCATCAAGATAGTTGGAGCCAAGCGTATACCCGGAGAGAAGGCGCCAGAAGGCGTACTTCAGCTCATTGTCGAACAGTTCGTCCGACAATTGGGTCTGCTTCCACGCCCACTCAGCACTACGTGCATTCATGGACAGGAACGTAGTTAGTGCCGTTTCCTCAGTAGCCTTTACGGCCGCCGGGGTAGTCGGCACCAGCTTACGCAACGAACGCTCTTGCAGCCTTTCGGCCGCGAAGGAACGTGGCCCGATTTCGCCGATGTATGGGCGCATATCGGATGTAATAGCAACCTGCAGAGCAAGGACGTGCTTGTCTTGATCCACCATAACGATACTCCGTTTAGGTTCCGATTTGGTTTATCACAAGATCCAGGATGGATCGAGCGATCGCGCACTCAACCGAGTACGCCTGACATAACGGTGTCGCCGATGCCAGCGCTAAGCTGGCTAAGAGCGCCAATGTGGAGAGAAATCGCCGCTTTGACGTTGGCTGCATCGTATGTCTCCGAACCTGCCGGAATGGACATTTCTGTCCGAATAACGGCACCCCGGGGCAGCTGACCAGACGCGGGCAACACGCTTTTCAGCGTGACGACCTTGTACTTGTTAGAGGGCACATTGGAAATGAGCCCATTAGCTGCGGGAGAGCCGATCTGGCGAATCTGTGCCGGTTTCTCAACTTCCAGTGCGAACTGGGCCGAGGCCGTGTGCAGAGTAACACCAGTCTGAGTACCGCCGATGTCAGAGACAACCCAGCGCTTCGAAGAAGCACCGGGATAGCTATCTGCAGTAAGCGTGTATGTAGGGCTTGTGAAGCCCGTTTGCTCTGACCCCGTTACGGGGGAGCTGACGTTCATCGTCATAGGATTTCTCCAAGGAAGAAAGGACTAAGCGCGAAGCAGGCGGGATGCCAGCTTTAGGAGCGCCGTGATGGTCATCGTTTGCTGGACGTTCGGGAGCTCAAGGTAAAACTTGATATCCGGTACAGCGGACGTGCGACTAATCGAAACATAATCATGATGCACTTCCCCAACCTGATGAAAACGCACGACATGCGGTGGCTTGAGCCACGACATTTCAGGCGCTACCGTCTGTTCGGGGTAGTAATACATGTTTCTGCGTTGGGTCGTCTTGCGCGTCGTCGATGACCAGGCGAGTTGCGGTTGAGCTACGCACACGCTCTGCAGCACCGCGCCGGCATTGGACACGTAGTCCAACAAGAACGACATCGGTATAAGCTGGTAGATTGTGGGTATGAAGTTCTCTATCAGCCCGCGGTAGTCCATCTGGAGCATTTGCATGCACCGGTCGGCTGTACCAGCGGGAGGTACTATGGAGGCCATTAGAGCGCCGGAAATGGAACACCGGTACTCCGTATGGGAATCCCACAGCATCGTGCAGCCAAGAGGATTGTCCGCGCCCTGTGTGGGGTTGAACTCTCCAGACTTGGACGCTCGAACGTTTAGAGTGACGGTCCTTTTGTAATTGGCGATCACCTCGGCTGCAGACTCTATATCCCCAATTAAGGGAGAGACTGCAAGCTTCCATGATAACCAACCGTCTTCCAACGTCTCTGTGATCTTACGCTTATTTCCTGGCCTATTGCGGCGACGAGCAGGTATCCGTCTATAGATGCGAAGCATCTTTTGATAGAACCGTTTCGAAGCTTTGATTATGGCTGGGAAGGGTCGCGTGAGGAACTGGATCGTCTCTTTAAGCTCACCTAGAAAGGTAGGCCCACCGAACGTCACCAGCTTCTCCTCGCATGCCTGCCGAAATTTCTGCGCGGCATAAGAGTCGATCTTTGCTGACTCTGAGGGGCTCGGCGCTAAACTAAAATCAGTTCGATTCAAGTTCATGCGCGCGGTTGACCCGTGGATCAACACACACTGAGGATGAGGCGGAGCGGCCGACTGGCCTACTATCATCTCATAGAAGTACCCTGCTTTGGCCTTAGCGTTGTGAAAACTAACGCTTCGGTTTGTCGTGGCGTTACGCTTGTCGCGTATTGCTTGACGATAGCCAGGGAACGATACACCGCCTCGCACATTTAAACCGATCACTTCCGTAATTGTCTGCAAGGGCCACGTAGGGATGGAATCCCTAAATGACAGCCCAGCAAACGGCGGAACCGGCCTAGTGTACGATACGGATACCGACTCAGTTTTATACATGAAGCACCTCGTGACAACGCCAAGGATAGCGCTACACCAGATTAGTTGCCCCCCTTTCGGATTGACAACCGGAATCGTGGTGTAACACATAGCTAAGGCAACTCAGTTGCCACAGACAGCTACGCATACAGCGTAGTTCGGCGGGGATTCCCC